AACCTCGCGTGGCCTTGAATCAGGAGGCGGAACTGGATACGCCTGCCATCGGTAAGCGGGCGGTCGTTGATTTCGTCGCACAAGCTCTCGGGCTTGCCAAAGCCGATGGGATCGCGGATTTGCGGCGGGACGTTGGTGATGCGGGCGCAGCCGGTGAGCGGGTCGGCTTCGCAAGAGGCGCGTTCGGCGCAGAGCGAAAAGCGTGTCCATTGGTTCCAGCACGGGTATTCGTCGGCACGCCAATACACCGTCACGTCAACGCGTCCGCGCACGTCGTAGAAGTAGCCTTCACCGTCTTCGAGGCGGTTGATGAAGTGGCGCGGGTCAGTGTTGTGGAAGTCAAGCGCTGCGGTCTCCAGCGACCAAATGAGTGGCGTCTGGTCGTTGTCCTCGATGACATCGGTTTCGCTCTTGAGCACTTCCCACAGTTCGATTTCCTGTGCGGCATTTAAGACGAAGGCGAAGCAGCGCTCGACGCCGTTGAACATGCCTTTGACGAACTGGAGGACGCTGATGCCGGTGTCAACACTCTCCCACACGGTTGGCGCTTTGCCGCGCAGGCTGCTAATGAGGTCGAAATTGAGCGCGACCCAGCCGCGATGCAGGACGCCGTGCTGAGTGAACACAGGCGAGACGGTCATTAGCAAGCGGTTGTCGAACACGACGGCACTGGAGTACTGGAGCAATGCCGGGTCGTCCTTGTCGAGCACGTTGGATACTTCGCGGCTCATGGGCACGTTGCCCCAGGTGGCGAAGTCGCGTCGGCCAAGGATGAGCGACCAGATGCCGACGGTGCCGCGATACCAGAGGTCGCCCTTCGCGACCACGGTGCTGTATTGGGATAGGCCACCGCTTTCGACCTGCGACACGGTCAGGATGGGGTTGGTGACGGTCGCCCAGTCGGCGGTCACGGTGGGCGCGTTGCAGGAGAAGACGATTTCAGGCGTGAGGATTTGCACTGGGCCTTGACCAAGGGACGCGTCGAGGGTGGGCACGCCGCGAATGGCGGTGATTTCGCCCACGTTACCGGGGACGTAAAAGACCTTGTTCGAGGCGAGGTAGGTATTTTCGGTGACGTGCAGGACGGCGTCGCGAAACTGGTATGCTGCTGTACCGCTCGCACCGCCAACGGCATCGCCAGCGATGAAGGTGCGCCCATCGGGACCGGCCTGCCACACGCGCCCAAGCCAGTAGGTGCCCATGCGAGCGATGGGAAGCTCGGGGTTTGCGCCGACGAGCACGGAGCGTCGGCTGGTCGCGCCGTCGAAGAAGATGGGCACGCTTTGGCCGTCGTTAATAATCATCCACTTCTCGGCCTGCCAAAGCCACGCTTGAGTGCGCGAGGCGGGGTTCACGTCCCAGAAGGTGAGGACGGCGCCAGCAGCGACGAGCGGGCCAGGATCGTCGATGTTCTCGACCGTGAGCACGGTCGCGCTGTCCACCGACACGATGAGGTAATTGTGGTTGCCGATGCGGATTTCGTAATTGGCGGCGAGGTTCGCCGTGGACAGGACAGTGATGGTGACGGTCGCGCCGATGGCCGGCACGGCGAAGCCCACGTCAACGATGGTGTTGTGGGCGATGGTGATTTCGCGGACCGACGCGCTCTTAGCCGCGGGCGTGAACTGGAACAGGCGCCCGCCGATGGACGCGATGATCGAGCCTTGGCCGGAGTCGGCGCGGTAGTAGGCGCTGCCTTGAAATCTTGCGTTCTGTTGACGCGACTGCAAAACCGCGTCGCCTCCCCAATCCAATGCCAACTTGCGATTCGGTGCGCGAGGAGTAGCATATCCCCCGCGCACGCTAACATTCGTGGCATAGGCCAACTGCGTGCGAGGAAGCTGGGAAGGGAGCATCCCAGAGTTCATCCCGTCTGGGAACGCGGCAACCGAATCAAACAGGTAATTTACTTTATCAGCCAATCCACTCACTTATCCGCTGTTTCAACGGCGCTGTAAAGGCTGCTTCCGGTGGCCACCCAAGGCGCAGGCGTTTCTCAACGACTTTTACGTTGAGGTGGAAGTGGGCGGCTAGGTCAGTCATGCAACCTTTAACGCCCGCAATCTCGAAAACCCGATTAGCGCGTCGGTTCCTGTTGGACTCAGCCATCGTCGCCCAACGCACATTGCCGGGTTCATAATTGCCGTCGTTATTCGGCCAACGGTCGAGCACCTTCTTCGGCGGGCGCTCTCCCATGTCTGCCAAGAACGCATCAAACGAATTGCGCCAGCGTTCACAAACCATAATGCCGCGTCCGCCCCAATCCTTGAACTGCGGCAAATTGATGTTGGTGCAGCGTTGAATCATCTTCTGCCAACTGCGGTAAGTGGACGTTCCGGTATGCCCATGCTTCGTGATGCTCTCCTGCCATAAACAACCACAAGACCCTGTTCTGCCAGCGGTCAGGTTGCAGTTGAGCACCAAAACAAGGTTGCCACAACTACACTTACACTGGCTTTGCGCGTACTTCCTTCCAGCAGCGTCAACATGGATTGGCGCATCAGCGACGACTTCAAGCCTTGTAAAAGTGCGGCCAACGAGGGAGATTCTTTTAGACATAGCGTTGTGTTTCCAATGCTTTGTTTAGCGGCGGCGTTGGGCTGTTAAACCAACGTCGCTGCGAATTGTGAAGGAGCGGGCGTCCCCGTCAAGCGTGAAGGAACACGGCCACAATCTCGCACTCGACAATGGTAATCGTCGTGCCGCCAGATGGGTCCGTGTCAATCGCCACCATCATTTCAATGATGTCGGTCACGCCAGCCGTGGAATACATCACAGGCGGCACAACCAAGTCGATGGCCGTAGATGTTTCAGCGGTGACGACGCGAGTCTTGAACGCAGTGGCAGCGTTAGCCACGTCGCCTGGCGTGTTGTTCTGCCTGTGCAACTTTAGGCTGACGGTGCGCGATGCAGCAAATGTGCTACCCGTGTAATCGACGCGTGCTCGCGCATAGAGCATCCACGCACCTGCGGTTGTCAGCGTTATTTCCTCAGCGCCACTGGTTCCAAACGTGACTTCGGCAAACGCCGCACCAGTAATGACGTGTCCGGTGCCGCTGGCGTACTTAACGACGGCGTTGATAGCGGGCAGTGGAGTGACGGCGGGCTGCCAACCAGATGGGGAAACCTTTTCACCAGCAGAAATCGTATCGCCAGCGTGCGTGTTGCTTTCCCAATCAGGACTGACCACGCTGAAATGGGTGCTGTCGATAATCGCGTCAACGAGAAAGAACAGACCGCCTGGAATGAAGATTGGCTCCCCGGCAGCCATCCAACTTGTGTTTTCCACTTCGACAGTTACGGGTGTCGCACCGTCCGCAGGTGGCACAACGAAGTCGGCAGTGGTGAAGGTGAAGGCGCTGACGCCGTTGGTACCGTTGGTGCCGTCGGTGCCCGGCGGCCCTTCCAAACCCGGTATCGAGACCGTCTCTGGAGTTGGACATACTTGGCAGCAGTCCTGTAATCCGAAGCTCATAAAGTGCCTTTCGTTGGCCCGCCGTTCGGGTATTGCCTACCTTATGGGCTTGCTGGCGACCAGAGTCAAACGTGTTTCCAAGTCTGCCGCGTAACCACTTGCTCTATCGCCCACGGGCGCACGCCAAATATGCGAGACAATCGCAGGAAACTGGTGTAGCCCGTAGCGTAAAGGTAACGAATTAGCCGGACGCGCTCATCTGTCAGTTTCGCGCGTTCATGGGCTTCGCCTCTGGGCACACGCCCTTTTTGAACGGCGTCCAAACAATTGCCCAAGTTAGTGGACACAAACAAATGACCGACGCACACGCATGGCGGATTGTCGCAGTGATGACAAACTAGCAAACCCGGCGGCACTGGCCCGTTAGCGAACTCCCACGCCAATCTGTAAGCCTTCCTATACTTGCCCGCGTAACGGATGACACCATAACCATATTGGTCTCGACTTCGAGTCCACTCTAAACACGGCGTTGCGTAGGACCGCTGCACGCGAAACACAGACGTTCGCAACAACTCTCGCATTTCCTGCTACGTGTACGGACGTGGTGAGCAATGCCGTTTTCCGTTGGGTAATAACGATACGTGGTAGGGCATAGGGAATGAAAACCCGTTGCCCCACAAAAGCCGTGTCGGCTCTGTGCGAGCCGCAATCGCGTAGCAACGGGCAAAAGGTTGGATGTCTTCACGCTCACGGAAGCGTTGCACGTTTCTAACAATCGCCTACGCTGCCGTCAACAACGATGCAAACGTTCTTGAAGTACGGCCACCACTGGAAAGCGGGCACGCGAGCCATCGACATTGAGACATGGTGCATACGGCAGGGCAAAGACCTGTTCACGCATTACCGGGCGCTGCACTCGCTATTGTGGGAGGACGAGCACAACAAGTGGAGCGACTTGGCGTTGCGCGAGTTCACGGACTGCGTCGAGTTTCGAAAGCGCGGCATGGTGGGGTTGCTCGGACCGGGCAGCAGCGGCAAGACGTATTACGCGAGCAAGTTCGTCCTGTCGCATTACTACGTTTACCCGGAGGAGACGACGATACTGCTGACGACGACGACGGTGCAGAAATTGGACCTCGGCATATTGGGCGAAGTGAAGAAGCTGCACAAACAGGCCAAGGCGCGGTGGGACGATTTGCCGGGCGTGGCGCTGGACTATAAGCGGTGCATCATCACGGACCGGAGCGAGGACGGCGACACGCGCGACTTCCGCAACGGGATCATCGGGATCGCGTGCTACAAGGGCGAGCATTGGGTGGGCATCGGACCGTTCGTCGGCATCAAGAACAAGTGGGTGTTCCTCGTGGCGGACGAATGCTGCCTCATGGATATTTCGTATTTGCGGGCAACGTCGAACTTGGACAAAAACGAGCGCTTCTTCTTCATCCCAATCGCGAACCCGGTGAACGGGGAGCACTCGCCGATGGGCCAGTCGTGCGAACCGGAACTGGGCTGGGGCAGCGTGCGCGACATCACCAAGACGACGATTTGGCCGACGAAGTACGCGAAAGGCAAGTGCATCAACTTTGTCGGGACAGACTCACCGAACTTCGAGGGCGACGGGCGGCACTACCCGTTCCTGATCGACCAAGAGCGCATTGACAGCACGCTGCGGTTCTACGGGCCGCATAGCGAGGAGTTCAACGCGATGTGCTTGGGCATCATGCGGCCGGGCGAAGACTCGCAGCGAGTCTTGACGAAGCAGCTTTGCACAATTCACAAGGCGTTTGAGAAGGCGACATGGAAAGGCGTGAACCGGACGAAGATTTATAGCGTGGACGCGGCGTACGGAGGCGATAGGTGCGTCGGGGGCTGGATTGAGTTCGGCGACGACGCGGACGGCAAGCAGATTGTGCGCGTCGAGAAGCCGCACGTTATCAAGATTGGCATGAAGCGGGGTGCGGAGCCGGAGGACGAAATTGCCGAGCATGTGCGCGACGA